GATCAGTGACAAGACTGCTCGGCAGCTGAACCCATGGCGGAATCTCAGCGGCATGGGGCAAGCGGTCCTGCCGGCCGACGAAGCCGGCCTGGCCATCGGCGAAGCCATCGGCGCTGAGCTGGTGGGAAGGCGATTGCTCAGAGGCGTCCAAGGGCTTGGCGCAGTGAAAGCCGCAGCCGATGCGCTCAAGGCCACCCAGCAGGTGAAGCGCCTGGCGGTGGCGGCCAAGGTCAGCGCCCCCGTCAGGGCCGGCGTCACGGTGGCCGGCAACGTCGGCGAGGCATTGGCCAGTACCGCCCTGGCCGTGCCGTTCCTGGACGCCGAGGACGGCAACCTGGCCAACCTTGGCGATGCCATCGGGCTGAACCTCCCCGGCCGGGTGGATGGCAACGACAACTACCTGCAGGCCCTGGGCAAGAGCCTGTTCGTGGAAGGTCTCGCTGCCCCCCTGGCCCTGATGGGGGCCGGCGCTTTGATTCCCCCGATCAGGAAGGGCCTCGCTGAGGGCGGCTCTGCATGGCTGGACGAACTGGCTGAGGCAGAGCTGGCCCCCTACATGGCCGGGATGCGTTCCAATCTGGGAACACAGCCGCCGGGGCAGGTTGTCCCGATGCCTCCCACCGAGGCTGCCCCCACAAGACCGCGTGGAGGCGATCTCGCCCCCTACGTTCCGCCGGGCTCACGGGCACTCCCAGCCGCAGGTGAAACGAGCGGGACGTTTCTTGAGTTCGACTCGGCGATCAGCCGAGCCGTTCAAGAGCAGAAGCAGATCCAGCAGGTGGTCGAACAGCGCCAGCGCCTGCAGGACATGGGCCTGGTGCAGCAGGGCGAAGCCGGCCAGCTCGAGCTGAGCCTGGGCGGTGCGGTTGACCCTGAGATCCGCTTGCAGATCCGCCAGCTGCAGACGCAGCGCGGCCAGCTGATCAAGCAGGGCATGGACTCCGGCGAGGACATGACACAGCAGTTGGGTGAGATCGATCAGCAGATCGCCGACCTGGTGCAGGCCGGCAATGGCCAGGACTTCATGCCGGGTGAGCGGGCCTATCAGCCTGAGCTGGACATGCCGGACCCCAGGCCTGAGCTCGACACCTACCTGGCCAACCTGGACGAGCTGAGCGACGCCGAGCTGCGGCAGATCCACAGCCGGGTGTACCAGCAGCAGAACGCTGAGCGTGCGGCGCAGGAGCTGGCGGCCACGCAGGCCCGGCTGGAGGAGCTGAACCAGCGGGCCGCCGAGATCCAGGCCAGGGCTGAAGCCGGAGAGATCACGCCGACCGGCGCCAAGCGGATGACCACCAAGGCGCAGAAGGAGATCGAGCAGGTGCAGATGCAGCTGCGTGCGATCGAGGGCCGGCAGCGTGTCCCTGAATCCCTGGTGGGTGATCAGCTGCAGCTGCGCATCGAGCAGCAGGGCCAGCTGGATCTCAACGCACCGGTGCAGATGCCGCCCTTCGAGGCTGTGACCCGCACCGCCAGCGAGTACGGGTACAACTCGCCCGATGAGTACCGCGCTGCGCTGCAGGGCTGGAACCGCGATCAGCTGCGGCGCCTCTCGATGCCGGACTCCAGCCCGGAGGTGGCGGCCCTGGTGAAGGCCCGCACTGGCCGCCGTGTGTGGCAGGCCAAGAAGAGCGACATCATCGATGCCTTGGTGGAGATCAGCACCCGCCGCGGCCGCTACCTCCCGCCGGAGGCTGAGCAGCTGGCGATGGAGCTGAAGGCCAATCAGTTTGGCGATGCGGCGCCCCTGTTTGACCGGCCGGCTGAGCTGAACGTCCCCGGGATGGGAACCGTTCTCGATGCCGATGGCAATGAGGTACCTGTCCCGCTGACGGATTACAGCGGCCGCGGCATGGACTCTCAGACCCGCGAGCGGTTGAAGGGCGAGATTCTGCGGCGTGCGATTGACAACGGTGAGGTGCAGCCCCCATTCAGCCCACTGCCTGAGCGGCCGCGCACCACCTTTCAGCAGAGCTCGATGGTGGATGAGATGTTCGCCGATCCGACCGGCCAGCTGCCCCTGCTCTACGCGACTGATCAGGTGCCGACCTACAAGGCTGGGGCGAAAAGCGCTGATGCGTTGATCGAAGAGCTACGGCTGCGGTTCGAGTACAAGGCCCTCGACGATGCAGCGCAGCAGGCCCAGCGCGATGCGTTCCTGGCAGAGAAAGGATGGGACACGATGCCGTGGGAGGAGAAGAAAAAGCTCGGGATTCTGAGCGAGGGCTTCTACAGCCTCGACCCCTACAGCGAGCGCTTCCAGGGCCCAACACCTGCAGCGCGATCTGATCTGGGGATGCAGCAGCCGGTGGCACCACGCAAGCCCAATCAGTACCGGCTCACCTTCGATGAAAAGGGCAACTCGCAGGTGATTGCTGAGCCCAAGGTGCAGGCAAAGCCCAAGCCAGAGGAGGTGAAAGCACAGCAGCGGGAGGCGGCCGCGGCCAAGCGGCAGGCGAAGAACGAAGCGGCCAAGGCAACCACTGCCCTGGACAAGCAAGAGGCTGCGATTAAGAAAAGGCTGGATGAACTGGCCCGTCAATCCAAAGGAGCGAGCTGCTGATGACTAGCTGCAACGACATCAACTCTGAGATCAAAGAGCTCGAGGCGCAGCTGGAGGCCATCGCCTCCGTGCGCCGGGGGCTGCAGGCGCAGACCGAACTGCTCGATGGGCAGCCGCCGCGGAAGCCCAGGGTGCTGCGCACCTACACCGGTGATGCGGTGACGGTGGAGCCGGGCGAGTGGATCACCCAGGCCGAGCTGGATGCAGCCCGGATGGGTGATGAGACCATCCGCCAGATGGTGCAGGCCGGGTTTGACGGGCGGCGTGGGCCGCGTGGCCGAACCGGGCGGATGGTGAACTACGCCCAGATCGCCCCCGACGATCTGAACATCGCGGCCCTGCTGGAGATCATGGGCCTCAAGCGTGCCAACACGCCCAAGGGTGTTGAGCTGCGTCGGCCGTTCACCAACCAGATCGCCTCGCGTGCGCTGCTGGCCATGGCGCAGAAGGCCGGGGCGGACCCCAGGGAAGTGGCCAAGATGCTCAAGGGCCGTGTGGCCGGCATCGACAACCTGCCCAGCGCCGTCTATTCGGTGGCCAAGGCCCGCTGGGATTCGGCGGTTCAGTACAGCGATGCCCTCGATGAGCTCGCCGATGCGATCGATGGCGGCTACCTGTCTGATGACATCAAGACCCAGGCCGGCAACGCTGCCAAGTGGGCCCACTTCTACGAGAACCTCGACGCCCAGGTGCGGCGCCGTGTGGGTCAGGCCCTGAAGTCACTGCAGTTCAAGGCCGACAACGAGATCCCCTTCATCGATGTGAAGAAGGAGGCGGCCCAGCTCACGATCGATGACGTGGAGGGCAACAGCCTGGTGGCTGACATGCTCAAGCTCACGGCCGAAGGCAACGCCAAGGAGCTGCGCCGGCGTGCTGCAGCGAAGCGGCTCGTGACGATGCAGGGCGGCGAGGTAAACCGCAAGGGGTTCATGGCCGAGCTCGAGATCCTCAACACGCTGCGCCGGGCCAACCTGCTGTCATCGCTGTCCACCTGGGTGGTGCGCAACCCGGTCAGCGGTGCCCTGGTGCAGGGCACCTACATGGCGGAGGATGTTGTGTCTGGGGTGGTGCGTGGCATCGCCAAGAACGGCCTGAAGCCCGGCGTGGCCGATGGCCTGCAGGCTGCGGGCTATGCGGCGCGTGCATGGAACAGCGCCTGGGGCATGGCCTGGGGCAATGCCTCTGAATCCCTGCTGAAGGGCAAGGGGACGATGGGTGACGACAACCTGAAGTACGTCACCAAGGGGGTCTATGAATCCCCGAAGGAGTATGTCAACGGCATCCTCACCACGAAGTGGGATGAGCTGTTCTCCGGTCAGTCGCTCAACCCTATGAACGCTGGGGAGACGGCGCTGAAGATGCTCAACATCCTCAACGCCGGCGCATGGAAGGTGCTCGGCGAGGGGATGGAGAAGCTGACGGGCAGCGACTTCGGTTACCTCGCGCCTTTCCGCCTGCTCAACGGTGGCGATGAGTTCATGCGCACCCAGGCCTACGTCTGGAAGGCGAACCACGAGGCCTTCATGCGGGCGGCCGAGGAGGGCAGGGCCCAGGGGATGGATGCCCGCTGGATTGAAAGCCGTGCCGATGAGCTGGCGAAGAACACGATCTTTGATGGCGTGTTCACGGACGATCAGCTGATCGAGTTCCGCCGCACCAGGAACGAGCAATACGGCATCCCTGCCGGTGATGAGATCGGCAACGATGAGTTGCGGGCCATGCTCTACAACATGTATAAGAACGCCCCGAACCTGGCCGATGACATTGGCCAGGTTGCCTACAACCGCGGAGCAGACATTGCCTTCACCAATGATCTGAAAGATCCGATCAGCCAGGGCGTTCAGTTGATGCGGCAGAACCCGATTGCCGGCTGGCTGATCCCTTTCTGGAAGGTGCCGATCAATGGCATCGGTTGGGTGCTGAACCGCGACATCCTGGTGCGGATGCCGGCACAGCTGGTCATGGAGGTCCAGCAGGCCAGCTCGCGCAGGGGTGGCGATGCTCTGCGTTACACCCCCGAGCAGATGGCGGATGCCAGGGCCCGCACCGTGGTGGCGATGGGCCTGGCCGCCGGCACTCACATGCTCTGGGAAGGCGGCATCTTTACCGACGGCGGCCCGGCCGACCCCAGGCAGAACGAGCGCTGGTCACGTAACAACAGCCCCTACAGCTTCAGCCTGGCCAACACCATCGCTGCAGGGATCAAGGTGCGTGCCAACGGCATCGATCCGATCGATCTGATGGGTCTCCACGCCGACACCCTGAGGGCTTGGCACGAGGGCTACATCCAGGAAGGTGATGCTGCCAAGGCCGTGGAGAAGATCATCTATGCCTGGGGCAACTTGCTGAAGAACAAGGCTGCGCTGAAGAACATCACGACGATCCTCAACGTGATGCAGGATCCTGAGCGCTACGACTTTGGAGACATCCTGGCCGACCAGATGGGTGGCATCTTGCCGATCTCCGGCTTGATGGGGCATGTCGGTCGGGTGATGGAAGACCCGAGCGAGCGCATGGTGAAGATGCGCTTCCCCTCCAAGGAGGAGATGGCCGCCTTGGGTAAGGACCCCCTGTTCGGCGTTCTGCAGCCGGTGGTGGACATGCTGCAAAAGGCCACGGCCCGTGCGTTCTCCAGCTACCCGGGGCTCAGTGGCCTGCAGCCCCGACAGAAAGACTGGCTAGGCAGCGAGATCCAGCGCCCTCTGGGACTGCCATTGGATCTGGCGATCCCGTTCATGCCGGTGATCAAGCCGCAGGATCCTCTCTACGACTGGCTGGACCGTCACGGTTTCGGGGCGAAGCCGCACCCGGAAGGAAAGCTCTCGGTTGTGGCCGGCGGCCCTGAGATCGTGATGACCCACGAGGAGGAGGATTTCTACCGGGAGACCATGCGCACCATCCGTGGTGGCGTTCATCCAGAGCAGCTGGGAATGGGCGCCAACCCTGTGATGGACATCTGGCCGGTGGTGCAGGGCAAGACGTTGCAGCAGGCGCTGCGGGTGCTGATGCGTGACCCCAACTACAACCAGCTGCTCAACATCCCTCAGGGCCAGATCAGCCCGAGCCTGATGGCTCAGCCAGGCAGGACATTGAGCGAGCGGCAGAAGGGGCCCGGCGGTGAGCTTTACAAGCCGATCGACCAGGTGATCGAGTACTACGACAAGCTGGCGCAGCTTGAGCTGGTGAAGAACAGCCAGTTCACGGTGCGCGATCGCATCCTTGGGATGGCGAAGCAGAAGCAGGACGCACTGCAACAGTTCGCTGAAAGCGCAAGCGCATTAGGCATGGTTAGGCAATAGGCATCCCGATAGCCTGATAAGTGCACAGGTGCACAGCTGCAGGCGGCGATGGCCACTCCTTTTTCCTATCGCCAGTACGCGGGGAATGGGGCAACGACGACATTCTCTGTCCCGTTCCCCTACCTGCTCAAGGCGCACGTTCACCTTTACCTGGGATACGACATTCTTGATGGCACCTTCACCAGTGAACTGGTTGAAGGCGTTGGCTTCAGCTGGACCAGTGGCACGCAGGTGCAGTGTGTGGCGGCTCCAGCTGCTGGGCAGACGCTGACCGTTATTCGCTTGACCCCGAGCGGAACACGCCTGGTCGATTGGCAGGACGGCAGCAACCTGATCGCCGACGATCTCGACACCGCCGACCTGCAAAACCTGTACGT